TGCTATGAATTCAGCGTTTGCATAAGCCTGAGCATCTGATTCAATCAGGCAGTTAACATGACATTCCGCAATCACGCCACCGGGTTCTCCTTTCCATTTTTGGCAAACAAAAACTCCTGTTAAATTGCCGTGCTGGTTAACAGATGTATGCCCTACGATGTAGCTTCCTTTAGTTGCTTTTTCTGCCTTTTCACGCAGTGCCTGATAATTAATTTCGCTCACTTCGAACCTCTCTGTTTACTGATAAGCTCCAGATCCTCCTGGCAACTTGCACAAGTCCGACAACCCTGAACTGCCAGGCGTCTTCGTTCATCTATCGGATCGCCACACTCACAACAATGAGTTGCGGATACAGTCTGGTAGTTCAGGCGACGCATTTTTATTGCTGTATTGCGCTGTAATTCTTCAATTTCTGATGCTGAATCAATGATGTCTGCCATCTTCCATTAATCCCTGAATTGTTGGTTAATACGCTTGAGGGTGAATGCGAACAATAAAAAAGGAGCCTGTAGCTCCCTGATGATTTTGCTTTTCATGTTCATCGCTCCTTAAAGACGCCGTTTAACATGCCGATCGCCAGACTTAAATGAGTCGGTGTGAATCCCATTAGCGTTACCGTTTCGCGGTGCTTCTTCAGTACGCTACGGCAAATGTCATCGACGTTTTTATCCGGAAACTGCTGTCTGGCTTTTTTGATTTCAGAATTAGCCTGACGGGCAATGCTGCGAAGGGCGTTTTCCTGCTGAGGTGTCATTGAACAAGTCCCATGTCGGCAAGCATAAGCACACAGAATATGAAGCCTGCTGCCAGAAAAATGCATTCTGTTGTTGTCATGCCGGGTCTCTCTCGTTTGCTTCTGCTTTCGCCGCCATCATTTCCAGCTTTTGTGAAAGGGATGTGGCTAACGTATGAAATTCTTCGTCTGTTTCTACTGGTATTGGCACAAACCTGACTCCAATTTGAGCGAGGCTATGTGCCATCCCGATACTCGTTCTTAATTCAACAGGAGATGCTTTGTGCATACAGCCCCTCGTTTATTATTTATCTCTTCAGCCAGCCGCTGTGCTTTCAGTGGATTTCGGATAACAGAAAGGCCGGGAAATACCCAGCCTCGCTTTGTAACGGAGTAGGCGAAAGTGATCGTGCCTACCCGGATATTATCGTGAGGATGCTTCATTACCATTGCTCCCCATATACAAAACCAATTTCAGCCAGTGCCTCGTCCATTTTTTCGATGAACTCCGGCACCATCTCGTCAAAACTCGCCATGTACTTTTCATTCCGCTCAATCACGACATAATGCAGGCCTTCACGCTTCATGCGCGGGTCATAGTTGGCAAAGTACCAGGCATCTTTTCGTGTCACCCACATGCTGTACTGCACCTGGGCCATGTAAGCCGATTTTATGGCCTCGAAACCACCGAGCCGGAACTTCATGAAATCCCGGGAGGTAAACGGGCATTTCAGCTCAAGGCCGTTGCCGTCACTGCATAAACCATCGGGAGAGCAGGCGGTGCGCATACTTTCGTCGCGATGGATGATCGGGGATTCAGTAACATTCACGCCGGAAGTGAACTCAAAGAGGGTTCTGGCGTCGTTCTCGTACTGTTTTCCCCAGGCCAGAGCCTTAGCGTTAACTTCCGGAGCCACACCGGTGCAAACCTCAGCCAGCAGGGTGTGGAAGTAGGACATTTTCATGTCAGGCCACTTCTTTCCTGATCGGGGTTTTGCTATTACGTTGTGAATTTCTGAAGCTGTGATGACGCCGAGCCGTAATTTGTGCCACGCATCATCTCCCTGTTCGACAGCTCTCACGTCGATCCCAGTACGCTGCAGGATAATGTCCGGTGTCATGCTGCCACCTTCTGTTCAGTGGCTTTTTGTTTCAGGAATCCAAGAGCTTTTACTGCTTCGGCCTGTGTCAGTTCTGACGATGCACGAATGTCGCGGCGAAATATCTGGGAACAGAGCGGCAATAAGTCGTCATCCCATGTTTTATCCAGGGCGATCAGCAGAGTGTTAATTTCCTGCATGGTTTCATCGTTAACCGGAGTGATGTCGCGTTCCGGCTGACGTTCTGCAGTGTATGCGGTATTTTCGACAATGCGCTCGGCTTCATCCTTGTCATAGATACCAGCAAATCCGAAGGCGAGACGGGCACACTGAATCATGGCTTTATGACGTAACATCCGTTTGGGATGCGACTGCCACGGCCCCGTGATTTCTCTGCCTTCGCGGGTTTTGAATGGTTCGCGGCGGCATTCATCCATCCACTCGGTAACGCAGATCGGATGATTACGGTCCTTGCGGTAAATCCGGCATGTGCAGGATTCATTGTCCTGCTCAAAGTCCATGCCATCAAACTGCTGGTTTTCGTTGATGATGCGGGACCAGCCATCAACGCCCACCACCGGAACGATGCCGTTCTGCTTATCAGGGAAGGCGTAAATTTCTTTCGTCCACGGATTAAGGCCGTACTGGTTGGCGACGATCAACAATGCGATGAACTGCGCATCGCTGGCATCGCCTTTAAATGCCGTCTGGCGAAGAGTGGTGATCAGTTCCTGTGGGTCGACAGAATCCATGCCGACACGTTCAGCCAGCTTCCCAGCCAGCGTTGCGAGTGCTGTACTCATCCGTTTTATACCTCTGAATCAATATCAACCTGATGGTGAGCAATGGTTTCAACCATGTACCGGATGTGTTCTGCCATGCGCTCCTGAAACTCAACATCGTCATCAAACGCACGGGTAATGGCTTTTTTGCTGGCCCCGTGGCGTTGCAAATGATCGATGCATAGCGATTCAAACAGGTGCTGGGGCAGGCCTTTTTCCATGTCGTCTGCCAGTTCTGCCTCTTTCTCTTCACGGGCGATCTGCTGGTAGTAACGCGCCCAGCTCTGAGCCTCAAGACAATCCTGAATGTAATAAGCGTTCATGGCTGAACTCCTGAAAATGGCTGTGAAAATATCGCCCGCGAAATGCCAGGCTGATTAGGAAAACAGGAAAGGGGATTAGCGATTCAGGCCGTTACCGCGTCCGTCGAGAAAAACTTCCACGAGCAAATCACGGGTATAAGTGCGCTCGATGCCGCGATGCAGATAAAGCCGTCCGCGTAAATTAGCTGATGCAGTCCAGGTACCATCTTTGTGTTTGACCAGCATTCCTGGCATGACCGCACCTCGATTAACGGTCTGCGTTCCGTAATGTTGATGAACCATAAAAACTCCTGCCCGTAAGCTGGGCTGCTGAACATATAGAGACTTCTGCGCGTATTCAGGCGGTGGATGGCCGCCGGTTGTCATAACTAAGTCGCCTCGTTGAAGCGACTGAGGTATGAAGTGTTGAGTTGATTTCAGCTGGTCACACCGACGTTCACGCGTCCGCTTCACCCCTCGCACTCCCCGGAGCCTGCTGAAATTCAAGCTGCGGATCTAAGCGGTCATCGCAACGGTGAAGTTATAAATTTTGTGATACCAACATCGATGCAATAGCATGACAATAGCAATGGCTATTGGTGTAGTCAATAGCAATTAGTATTGATAATGTTTGATATACTTGTTCTGATTGATAATTAAATGAATTTTTATAAAAAAGAGTATGAAGACTTATTGGTGTGGCTGAAATTTGTACAGCTTTAATGTGCCTCGTGACAGAGGGGCATCGGGTTGTGGTGAACTCGGTAGGTTGGCAGCAAATTTAATCGAATATTGGTAGTCTGAGTTCTTATGTGTATTTTTTTAGTCAGTTGCTAAATGATACATAAATGACTTATTAGCCCCGCCATCGCTTTGTACGGGGCGTTTATTTAATTTATCTTTTCAACATTTCCATGAATCAACAAGTCGTAGGCAAGAAATAGTTTCCTATACTGGGTTTTTAAATTGTCAACGTCGCATGCCTTGAATTGAACAAACGCTTCTTTTTTAACATAATCTTCAATCTCCTCTTTGGGGATATTTTTTATGTTCTTAATGACTATAGACAATTCTTTGTACTTTTTGAACGTTGCATCCTTTATATCTTTGATGTTGGTGTAAATTTTATTTGCATTGATTTTATCTAAGGTGATTTTATTGAGCAAGTCGTCTAGTTTTCCGTGGCGTTCAATGCGTTGATTTAGTTTTAACACATATTTAGCTGGCAAACTTAACTCTTTCAAATTACATGAGGTTATAGTTTTTGAAAATGGAAGTTGTAATGAGTTTACTGAACCTAATATGAAATCTATGGCTAATTTATTAGATATTTCATTTTTATTAAATAAGTAGTCTTCAAGATAATTTATTTCTTTAACTTGTGTGAATACATACTTTTTATCGCCTAGAGCAACAACTAAATTTTTTCCTTGTTTAACACTTTCTTCAAGTCTGTCTAAGTCAGAAGGTGAAACCAATAGAGTATCTAAGTGCCCTTTTTCACCCTCATTAATGATAAGTGTTTTAATGGCTCTTTGATACCTTAAAACATCATAAGGTGAGAGCCCTTCATCAACAGCACTGATCTCATCATAGATCTGTTTATAGTTATCTGTTTTAACAGATGTATATGTAATTTGTAGCTGTTGATCGGTAATCTGTTTTGGTACTACTTCTTGTTCATTCTCTTTATATTCAATCAAAATTATTCTTTCAGCTGATTTTCGACCATCTTCTCTAGGTAGTTGTGAGGAAAAATCAGAAAGAAGTTTCTTTACATTCCTGTCAGTTAAAGAATATCCAAGAAAAACTATTGGATTTTTAATCATGTTAGATAGTATCTTGGCACTAATGAGTATAGATTTGTTGTCATATTTTTCGTAATCATCTTTATTTATGATTATTGAGTGTGGATCCTTTATATCACCATGGATTTTGTATAACTCACTCCATCCAATGGTATCTTCGAAAAAACCATTATTTCCAATATAGAGTTTTGGAGTTACATTTTGCTCTTGAAGTAAATTTTCTATGAAAGCATCATAATTTGTAGTGATGATTATCTTGGCCTTTTTTATTAATGTTTTAAATGATGCTAATTCATCAAGATTTACATCCTTTCTGATTGTGTTATTAGAAAATCTTTGGCATATGGCGTATTTAAATGGTGAAATATCTTCACTAAAAACCCTCTTGGCATCTAGTCCATTTAATTTTAATTTGCCAGTCCTAAACAATAGATTGTAATCATTTTCAATTTTACTTGCTGCCTCTGTATAAATCTTATGATCGATATCATTATCACTGTTATTTTTATGTGATTCTTTTATTGTTAAAAGATAACTATAGAAATCATTTGTGGGATTTGTTATTTTCCAATACTCGTTTAATAGCTCTTCCCACGTTGGGTAGTTCTCTAAATATCTTTTTGAAATGCCTGAGCCAATAAAGACTATTGGGTAATTTTTGAATTCAAAATTTTTTTTGACATATCCATATACCTTAAGCTCTGCTTGAAACATCCATTCTATAAATTATGAGGATGTCAGCATGTCTCACCAAAACATCATCTGGTTATCTTGATGAAATCTGTCATTAATAATCTACCCATGTTTTCTATATGTCTGTGGCATGCTCCCAATAACTTTCCCAAATATAAATACCCGATTCATTTCGTCTTTTTCGATCGGGTCCCACGGTGAGTAGCTCTTGTTATCAGAGATAACCAGCAGCTTATCCTTCATCATTTGCAGGCGCTTTACATGGGCTGTGTCGTCGTACAGAAACGCATAGATACCATCACCGTCGAAAGATTTAACAGTGATATCAACGAACAGAAGATCACCTGGTTCGATCGTTCCTGACATGCTGTCACCGCGTACGTTAATGATGCGGATATTTTCTGCCTTCCTGCCATCGAACATGTGACGAGCATCGTCAAACGAGTACTCAACCGAGCGTAGGACTTCTACAAACTCACGGTTGATGACACCCGGCCCAGCACTGACTTCTATATCAAGAACGTCAATCTTGAAGTATTTGGAATGGTTGACAGCAGGCTTCCCTGATTGTTGACCGTCATTTCTCATCGGGCCTATGCCTGATGAGAGCCACTCTGTTCGAACACCCAATGCATTAGCTATTTCAACAATTTTTGTTGAGCCGCGTGCGTTGCCGCTTGTCAGTCTCCAGATTGTGGGTTGAGCTACGCCAGACGCCTTTGCAAGAGCGCCTTGAGACATTCCAGATTGTTCCATCGCTAGGTTTAAGCGATCAGCAAGAGTTTCTTTTTTCATAAGTTTTAATTTATACGCTTGCGTATTGATGGTCAAAACACGTTTTGCTATTGATTGGATTAATACGCATTGCTATTATCCATTCATTGTAATACCAATAGGAATTGATAATGACAAATCAAACCATTCAACTCGCAATCAGTATTACAGGTAGTCAAAAACGACTGGCAGATCTATGCGGTGTAGCCCACTGTTTGGCGTTGGCTACACGGTGGCGGAATTGATGCCCGCTATGTAATGAAAATTGTCTCAGCCACTGGTGGAAAGATTAAACCAGCAGATATTCGTCCCGACCTTGCACCATTGTTTAACGCGAGTAATTCTGCCGCCTAAACTGCGGCGTTAACTGATAAGGCAATGATTATGCAACCACTTACATACCAACAGACTAGCGGATTTAGCCCGACTGCGGTGATAAATCGTTCTCAAATAAAACAGGTGCCAGGCCACGAAAAAATCCGTGATGCCGTCCGCGCCTGGTCGGCTGTAGATAATCAGGATGTCGTTGCCACACTCATTGTGAATGAGTATCGGGAGCAGGGCGGCGGCACCATCGATTTCCCTGATGATGTCAGCCGTACACGCCAGAAGCTGTTCCGCTTCCTCGATAACAAATTCGATTCTGAAAAATACCGAAATAACGTGCGTGAACTGACCCCGGCAATTCTGGCGGTACTACCGCTGGAATATCGCGGTTACCTGGTTGAGCAGGATAGCTTCATGGCTAGGTTGGCTGAAATGGAAAAGGAACTCAGTGAGGCAAAACAGGCTGTCATTCTCAACGCACCACGCCACCAGAAACTGAAGGAAATTAGTGAAGGTATTGTGTCGATGTTTCGTGTGGACCCAGAGCTGGCTGGTCCATTGATGGCGATGGTTACTACCATGCTGGGGGCGATATGACAGGTTCAGAAATGGCGAAAGCCGGTCTGCTGGAACAGAACCGACTTTCAGGTGCAAATCGTAACACACTCATTGCGGGAGGAATTATGGCAAACACTGCTGAGATATTCAATTTTCCAGTGCCGGATGCGGCACAAAAGGAGCCGCGCGTGGCAGATCTCGATGATGGTTATACGCGCATTGCAAATGAGTTGCTGGAAGCTGTAATGCTGGCCGGATTAACACAGCACCAGCTTCTGGTCTTCCTGGCTGTCATGCGCAAAACATATGGCTTTAATAAAAAACTGGACTGGGTGAGCAACGAGCAACTTTCCGAGTTGACCGGGATATTGCCGCACAAGTGTTCTGCTGCAAAAAGTGTTCTGGTAAAGCGTGGGATTTTTATTCAGAGCGGGCGGAATATCGGCATTAATAATGTGGTCAGTGAATGGTCAACATTACCCGAATCAGGTAAGAAAAATAAAGTTTACCTGAAAGAGGTAAATTTACCTGAATCAGGTAAGAAAAGTTTACCCAAATCAGGTAAAGGCACTTACCCGAATCAGGTAAACACAAAAGACAAACTAACAAAAGACAATATAAAACCTTATTCGTCCGAGAATTCTGGCGAATCCTCTGACCTGCCAGAAAACGACCTTCCTGTGGTGAAAGCGGATGCTGCGATTCAGAGCGGCAGCAAGTGGGGGACAGCAGAAGACCTGACCGCCGCAGAGTGGATGTTTGACATGGTGAAGACCATCGCGCCATCAGCCAGAAAACCGAATTTTGCAGGGTGGGCTAACGATATCCGCCTGATGCGTGAACGTGACGGACGTAACCACCGCGACATGTGCGTGCTGTTCCGCTGGGCATGCCAGGACAACTTCTGGTCCGGTAACGTGCTGAGCCCGGCCAAACTCCGCGATAAGTGGACCCAGCTCGAAATCAACCGTAACAAGCAACAGGCAGGCGTGACAGCCAGCAAACCAAAACTCGACCTGACAAACACAGACTGGATTTACGGGGTGGATCTATGAAAAACATCGCCGCACAGATGGTTAACTTTGACCGTGAGCAGATGCGTCGGATCGCCAACAACATGCCGGAACAGTACGACGAAAAGCCGCAGGTACAGCAGGTAGCGCAGATCATCAACGGTGTGTTCAGCCAGTTACTGGCAACTTTCCCGGCGAGCCTGGCTAACCGTGACCAGAACGAAGTGAACGAAATCCGCCGCCAGTGGGTTCTGGCTTTCCGGGAAAACGGGATCACCTCGATGGAACAGGTTAACGCAGGAATGCGCGTAGCCCGTCGGCAGAATCGACCATTTCTTCCATCACCCGGGCAGTTTGTTGCATGGTGCCGGGAAGAAGCATCCGTTATCGCCGGACTGCCAAACGTCAGCGAGCTGGTTGATATGGTTTACGAGTATTGCCGGAAGCGAGGCCTGTATCCGGATGCAGAGTCTTATCCGTGGAAATCGAACGCGCACTACTGGCTGGTTACCAACCTGTACCAGAACATGCGGGCCAATGCGCTGACTGACGCGGAATTACGACGCAAGGCTGCCGATGAACTGACCTGTATGACAGCGCGAATTAACCGTGGTGAGGCGATACCTGAACCAGTAAAACAACTTCCTGTCATGGGCGGCAGACCTCTAAATCGTGTTCAGGCGCTGGCGAAGATCGCAGAAATTAAAGCTAAGTTCGGACTGAAAGGAGCAAGTGTATGACGGGCAAAGAGGCAATTATTCATTACCTGGGGACGCATAATAGCTTCTGTGCGCCGGACGTTGCCGCGCTAACAGGCGCAACAGTAACCAGCATAAATCAGGCCGCAGCTAAAATGGCACGGGCAGGTCTTCTGGTTATCGAAGGTAAGGTCTGGCGAACGGTGTATTACCGGTTTGCTACCAAGGAAGAACGGGAAGGAAAGGTGAGCACGAATATGATTTTTAAGGAGTGTCGCCAGAGTGCCGCGATGAAACGGGTATTGTTGGTATACAGAACTTAGCATCGAAGGCCTATTGTTTTCGACAGGAGGCCATCGAAATGACACTATGGTACCGTCTTTACCCACCGCCTTCTGCTAAGTTTAGGAATACAAGATGTTGCTGCCGTTAAAAAATAGTCGTAATTTCTATTAGAATTTGGGCAATATAACCAGCACATAGATAAGGGAGTCGTTTTATGCACGAACTATTTGTGCTGGTTTTGAGCACCTGTGCTAGCCTCAGCAATATGTCAGGTTGTTCAGTGGAAGTAGTGAATGTCAACACCACAAAAGAGCCGGTAAACGTCTTTTATAGCAGGAAAGACTGCGAAGAAAGCATGAAAAACATTATGCTAAATCATGCTCTATACCATGAAGTATCAGGCAGAGAGCCATATATGGCAAAGTGCGAACAAGTATTTGTCTCAAAAAGTTTAATGAAATAATTGGCCAAAAACGACATATAACAAACTCTTATAGGAGCTTAACGTGGAAGATTACTTAGTTTTTGGTTTAGGTTATGAAGGCGATATAAAGAACGATGAAGCAGGGCTTGATAAGATAAGCGTGGTAACGAAATCGGTAGTGCGTTCTACCAATTCCAATGAACCAGTGGTTTACCAAGTGACTGAGTTTAAAGAATTTAATGTTGTGAGACATCAAGCGTTTGATAGTGAATACTACAACATAGCATTCGATGTCTTACCATCCCGCGTCCGTATTGATGCTGCAATCCGTAAATATCACCCCAAGAAATCCTCCTCAGCTTAGTAAGCTTTGATTTTCCATTATCAACCAGCAATAATAATGTCCTCGGAGCCTGAACAACTCCGGTGACTTCTGCGCTAAACGGGGACGTTTATGCGCACATACAATCCAAACTCTCTTCTCCCTTCACTGATGCAGAAATGCACCTGTGGTTCTTTGCATCCAACGTTTGACCTCTGCGGAGGTGAAGCGTGAACCTCCCACAAGACGGTATCAAATTGCATCGCGGTAACTTCACTGCTATCGGCCAGCAGATCCAGCCTTATCTGGAGAACGGAAAATGCTTTCGCATGGTGCTTAAACCGTGGCGTGAGAAACGCAGTCTTTCCCAGAATGCACTCAGCCACATGTGGTACAGCGAAATCAGTGAATACCTCATCAGCAGGGGGAAATCGTTCGCTACTTCAGCATGGGTAAAAGATGCTCTCAAACACACATACCTCGGTTATGAAACCAAGGACCTGGTTGATGTCGTAACCGGCGAAATCACTACTATCCAGTCGTTACGCCATACCTCCGATCTTGGTACCGGAGAGATGTATGTCTTCCTGTGTAAGGTTGAAGCCTGGGCGATGAATATTGGCTGCCACCTGACTATTCCACAGAGCTGCGAGTTCCAGCTGCTGCGCGACAAGCAGGAGGCGTAATGGCTACACCGCTTATTCGTGTCATGAACGGACACATCTACAAAGTACCAAATCGTCGTAAGCGTAAACCTGAGCTGAAGCCATCCGAAATACCAACACTGCTCGGATATACCGCCAGCCTGGTTGATAAAAAATGGTTGCGACTGGCAGCAAGGAGGAATCATGGCTGATTTGAGAAAAGCAGCGCGTAGTCGGGAATGCCAAGTAAGAATCCCTGGCGTATGTAATGGCAACCCTGAAACGTCTGTACTGGCACATATCCGGCTGACTGGATTGTGCGGCACCGGTACCAAACCGCCAGACTTGATTGCCACCATTGCATGTTCTGCCTGCCACGACGAAATCGACCGCCGCACACATTTTGTCGATGCTGCATATGCAAAAGAATGCGCGCTGGAAGGTATGGCGAGAACGCAGGTTATCTGGCTGAAAGAGGGGGTAATCAAGGCGTGAATACCTACAGCATCACATTACCCTGGCCTCCGAGCAATAATCGCTATTACCGCCATAATCGCGGGCGCACGCACGTCAGCGCAGAGGGGCAGGCATACCGCGATAACGTCGCCCGAATCATTAAAAACGCAATGCTGGATATCGGCCTGGCTATGCCTGTGAAAATCCGCATTGAGTGCCACATGCCGGATCGCCGTCGCCGTGACCTGGATAATCTGCAAAAAGCCGCTTTTGACGCACTCACTAAAGCAGGTTTCTGGCTGGATGATGCTCAGGTCGTTGATTACCGCGTTGTGAAGATGCCTGTTACCAAAGGTGGGAGGCTGGAACTGACCATCACCGAAATGGGGAATGAATGATGTTTGAGTTTAATATGGCAGAACTTCTTCGCCACCGCTGGGGGCGTCTGCGCTTATATCGTTTCCCCGGTTCTGTTTTGACCGATTACCGAATACTGAAGAATTACGCCAAAACCCTGACAGGAGCAGGAGTATGAAGTCAGAGATAACAATCAACTAATACTGTTTTGTTGATTTTTGCTTGTAATTGGCGTTCTGGTCTGATTTTTGTGGAGTAAGTTGATGCGTGATATTCAGATGGTTCTTGAGCGTTGGGGAGCGTGGGCGGCTAATAATCATGAAGATGTGACCTGGTCGTCCATTGCCGCCGGTTTTAAGGGACTGATCCCCGAAAAAGTAAAATCACGCCCGCAGTGCTGTGACGATGATGCGATGGTGATATGCGGGTGTATAGCCCGCCTTTACCGGAACAATCGCGATCTGCATGACTTGCTGGTTGATTATTACGTGTTGGGGGAGACGTTCATGGCGCTGGCACGGAAACATGGGTGCTCTGACACCTGTATAGGTAAACGCCTTCACAAAGCGGAGGGGATTGTTGAAGGCATGCTGATGATGCTGGGAGTGAGGCTTGAGATGGATCGGTATGTTGAGCGTGAATTGCCGGGAGGGAGAACCTCTGTATTTTATCAGCGAAAAAATAGTTTACGATCGTAAAAATCTGCATATCATGATAAGAGTGGTTACATTGCCACGCTGCTTAACCCGCCGATGCGCGGGTTTTTTTGTACCCAGAATCCTGTGAGCTATACGGAAAGTACACAGAAAGGAAGGTGCGACCACAATTAATAACAAAATCTTAAAAATTGCACATGGCACTATTAGTTTTCTAAATATTGTGTATTTTTTGTATTGCAGGATGACCCTGTAACGAAGTTTGCGTAACAGCATTTTGCTCTACGAGTTTGCCAGCCTCCCCCAGTGGCTGGCTTTTTTATGTCCGTAGCGTCAAAGCAGCAATGTCGCTGGGGCGTCGTGCAATTGGCGTTGAGCTGGAGACTGAACGTTTTGAGCAGACGGTCAGGGAAGTTCAGGATTTAGTCAGTCAGAACGGATGATATTGCAGGATTAGTTACGTACCGTTATTATCCTGCGCCCGGCCCTTTAGCTCAGTGGTGAGAGCGAGCGACTCATAATCGCCAGGTCGCTGGTTCAAATCCAGCAAGGGCCACCATATCACATACCGCCATTAGCTCATCAGGACAGAGCGCCAGCCTTCGAAGCTGGTTGCGCGGGGTTCGGGTCCCCGATGGCGGTCCATTATCGGTATTCAGCGTTGTTAGCTCAGCCGGACAGAGCAATTGCCTTCTAAGCAATCGGTCACTGGTCCGAATCCAGTACAACGCGCCACACCACACTTATCTGCCCTGACTCTCTTTTGCGGGCTTTTTATTACAGGAAAGACACCGGACAGTGAAATGTTAAATGCCTCACAATTCAGGCTGTTGAATGTTGCCTGACATGCTGAGCGTTTGTTAAAAAAATTTCGTATGGTGAATCCCCCTGTGCGGAGGGGCAATCAGCAACCAGGTATATGTGATAATCGCGGATTCAGGTGCTGATACTGAATTCACCGGGAGGCACCCGGCACCATGCAAGAAAAAGAATGTGCATGCAAACATGCCCCTCTCCGGAGGGGCTTTTTTATAGGGTAAAAAATGCCCGAATGGGTTCGGGCAATAGCATGAGATACTGATATT